TTGAAGAACGGAGACGACGCGGTTAGTGTCGTGTTGCCAATGGTGCCGCCTGGCGTTAGCGTGACGTCGCTCGCGGTTGGCGCGATCGTGAAGGGGCCATCTCCCGCGTAGTAATTCACGATCGACCATGATGCGTCGCCGCGGCGTTCGATCTTCAGCTGCCGGGACGACCGGATAGCCAGAAACATTACGTCGATGGACTGCGAGAACCGGATCGATTCCAGCGTCGATGACGTCCATGACCCCGGCAACGACATAATGCCCGCGCTCTCGATCTGCGCATAGGTCACATTGACCTGGGTCTGGCTTTGCGTGAACAGCCGGATCCAGTACGACCCGGACGGCGTGAACGCGAGGGAGTGGTAGCCGGTGCCCAAGTCCGTCTGCTCGATATAGTCGGATGCGCCTTGGCTCGAGCCGCACATGAACGAAACCGTGCCCGTCGCGACAATAATGCGGATGGCGTGTTCCGTGCCGGCCGAAGACGTGGTAACTTGCTGGTCGCAGATGGCCTCGCCGCCCGTGCCGAGCGCCTGGAGAATGAGCCCAGACGCGCCGAATGTCGCGGTCGCGCCGCCAGTCAGCGAGGTTGTCCATCCGGACGTAGAGCTGAATGTTGGCGTCGTGACGGACGATGTAACGGCCGCGCGGGTGACGGGCACGTCGTTCACGAAAACCCGCAACGCCGCGACGTTCGAGCCGTCATAGCCGAATTCGAGAAGCGCCGTGGTTTCGGTGGAACGGACGAAGGGGAGGATTTTCGAGGGGCCGTAATATGTGGTGGAGATTTTTTCGAGGCCAGGCCGCATGATCGCCTTGCCGACGGCATAGGGAAATAGGTTCTCCTGGCGCTCCGCGTTGAGGCGCACAGTCTCCTGATCGATGCGGGAGAGTCCCGCGCGAGATATCTCACCAGCGGAAAATGAGTGGATATATGAGTTTACCTTGGCCATGCGTCTTGCATTCCTGGCGGGATTTGATTATGTCTACGCTTGGACCGGCGGCATTGAAGGAAATGCCCGGCACTCAAGTACCATATGCCGCAATTGAACCGCGCAGCGCGGGGAAGGATGACAGGCGAGGGTCACGGGAAACCGCCCCGGCACGCCTGAAAATGGGAACGGGCCACAAGGTATCGCACGTGCCCCGTGGTTTCTGCCGGCGTGCAACAGCGGGTTTCGAGTCCCGCCCGGCCCACACTTCACTAGCGGCGGATCGCAGCAAATGCATTGTCTGAACATCGTATCGGTGAATGGCATCATCCTGAAAAGCGAATTGGCGGACTGCGCCTATTTGCTCGCGGTGGCCGACGCCATAGCTGCCGAACTCGCAAAAAACCAGGAAGCGATTGACCGACTTGCATTAAACACGTTTTTGTACGGAAGTGCGCAACTGGCCATCAATAGTACGGCGTCCGCCCCATCCGGTTGATCCGGTTCGATCCAGCCCGCGAGCGCACCAGCCGTCCAGGAGGCGGCCAGCTTTCCGGGTTGTTCACCGCGTCCCGCTGCTTGGCGGTAAAGAGCGAGGCGCGCGCCTTCTTCTCAAGCTGTTCGATCTTCGTGGCGCTCGCGGCCAGCAAAAGCGGAGCGGCCCGCAAGGCCAGCTGGTCCGCGATTGCCTTGGTAAAGGCAGGCGTCCAGTTCGTGGACGCGTAGCCGTACCCGGTGGAGTTCGAGACGTACTTGATGTAGAGCTGGGAGGCATCGCAGAACAGCGTGCCGCCCTGGATATCGAAGTCAGGCAGCGTCGGGCGGTGCCGGTTATTGTCCGAGATCGCGATCATCCGCACATAGTCGCTGGGGAGCGTGTATCCATAGTGAAAACCCATCGGCGTTGTCGATCCGCCGCAGACCGCGGTGGAGGCCGACGCGGTGGAGAGCGCCGCCGGGCAAGCCGCGAACTTCCACATCCCCGCCTCGATCATGAAGGCGAGGCAATCGTCCCAGATATAGCCCAGCGTCCGCGCCGCCGGCACATTATCCGACGTGGACGCCAGGGGAGAATTCCCCAGCGAGACCATGGCGGCATTAAAGACGCTGAGCTTCGTGGTCATGGGAGCGATCCTTAAGCGGCTGCCTGGGACGATTTGCGCGGCTTGCGGGCCTCGGCGAGCTTGGCTTCGTCCTCGCGGTGCTTGGCTGCTTCGGCCTCGGTCGGCAGGCGCAGGCGCGCCTCGCGCAGGTATCTCTCAAGCCGAGCTTCAGCCTTGCCCTTGGCCTTGATGGCATCCTCGATCACGTCATTGTCGTTGCCGACGACGCGGTAAGTGTCGAGGCGGTCCATGTATTCGACGCGGGGCAGCGGCTTGCCATTGGCCATCCTGACCACTTCGAACTGGCTTTCGTCGCGCTTGAAAATCTCGCGGATTTCATCAGGATGGAACCCCTTGAACTCCACGGGCACGCGCCCGCAGCGCAAGCTGATCTCGATGCCGCCATGCACGATCTTGTCCACGGTCACATCCACGTCGAAGGACCGGTCCGCCGCGATCACCCGGACGATATCCCCTTCGATCAAGGCCTTCGGCCCCGATGCGTGATGCTTCCAGAACGTCGGAACAAACAAATCCTCGAACGACGCACCGTCGCCAAGCACGGTGGAATACCAGCCCCATTCCTGGCCGCCAAGGTTCGGCGAAAAGTTCTTCCAGGCGTCCTGCTTCAGATGGTTGGCCATGTATCTACTACCTTTCGGGCATGAAAAAGCCGCCCGGAGGCGGCTGGTTGATTGCATCTTGGGAAACCCGCCCGGCGCCGGGCGGGAAACCGGAAACGCAAAAAGGGCGGCAGTTGCCCGCCGCCCCGTATTCTTACGACGTGACCGTGAAGCCCTTGAGGGTCGCGGCGCCAGTGCTGACCGTGGTCGTCACCGCCGACACGAAGAGCATGTAGCCCAGCGTATTCGTCGTATCGATGAACATCACCGTGTCGTAGGGCCTCATCCCAAGCTTAAAGCCATTGGTGATGAAGGACGACCCGACCACGGTCGCAAGAGCATCCGTGGTCTTGAAACCCCACACGTTGTTGCCGTACTGGCCGCCGGTATTGAAACCGCCGGCAACAGCCGCCGTGATGAGGAAAGGCGCTTGCGCGGAAGAAACATAAGCCATAATTTTATCCCTCCCTTATGCGTAAGCCGAGCCATCGTGCAGCATCTGCACAATACCCGTGGTTTGCAGGAGGATGGCGCCGTGGAAGAGCGAGGCACGGGACCAGCTAAGATCCTGCTTGCCGTCGTAATCGACCTTGACATCCATCTCGGTGGAGTTGGCCGCATGCCCCATCGCATTCTTATGGTACATGTAGCACTTCTCGGAGGTCGTGCCCTTGCCCGTCAGAGACGGATGCACGAACCAGTTCACGCCCATCCAGCGGCGCATCTGCTTGGCTGGCCCCGCGAAGGGCTTGACCTCGACATAGTCCGCCGAAGAGAACTCCGTCGCCTGCATGAGGTAGCCCTCAAACGACGGGGAGATCACGGCGAACATGTTTTCTTCCTCGGAAAGAGGAACAGCATTGTTGCCAAGGATGGTGCGGGCGTGGATCACCATGGGCAGGTTGGCCGTGGCCGTGCTGCCCGTGGTCGAGGTTGCCGTATCGAGCTGACCGATGATGGTCGTGTCGATATTACGGTTGAGCACAGCCACGGAAGCCATCTGCATGATGCGCTTCTGGTCGCCCTGAGATGCAAAGATATTGAACGGCCCCGGAATTCCGGGGTCTGACTGTCGCTTGGGCCGTAGCCCACATGGCACTCAGTCGATGCGGCTGGCGGGTTTCCCAATCGTGCCCACTCTATTCAGGGCACGAAACGCCTTGCCTCTGGTTATCGCCGGACGGCGGTTTTCCAGTTATTCAGCCATGTATCGGCATCATTCTACCGGTACGTTCGACAACCGCGAATAATCGCGGTTAGACTGTAGCTTGCGGCGTACCGCTTTGCTCGCTCAGTCGTTGATGGCGGCTGTGATGAAACGCGAGGATTTGTTCTATCCGGTGCCTTTTGAACTGAGAATGCCTCACAACTCTGGCAAGAAAGTCGAGCGCGAAACTGCGCTGCGACAAGCCGAGATTGCGATCCCAAATCATTGCATTTTCAGTCGCGGGGTGCGTCCTGATTTTACCGCCGAATGCCTTGTGCAGGAAATCCAGGACTGCCGCGTCCCCCTTGTGACAGCATGCCGATACGCGCATGCTTCGGGTTTCCTTGGCTGCTCCCTTATTGGAGAGGCTGAACATATAATGCCCGTTACCGTCTAAATATCCGCCTAACCAAGCCCAACTCGGATGGTTCTTCGGTTTCAACGGGCCGGCATCATACCGTGATTGCCTGCTCCATTCCCTTAGCTCAGTGCATTCGCCGGGAGATAGAACTATGCCTCTTTTTTCCTTCCACTTATCGAACATGCGCTGCAAGTGCTTCGCCTTGACGCACATATGTTTCAGCAGCCTCGGGACAACCATCTCCAAGTCGCGCCTGGAATTCAGCATCCAGTAGACGTACTGGTTTTTGTCGCCAGACCTTGTGATGTAACCGTGGCCGATAAGTTCAGGCAGCTTTTCGATAAAGCCATGACGGTCCACGGCGTCGGAGGTGGCTATTCCCACCTTCAAGCCGAGATTGGCGTTACCGTTGTTCCGTGCCTCGTTTTTGAAGTCGAAGGAAACCGTGCCGTCCGCGTCAAGCAGGCCAGCAAGGTATTTGAAAGTAGTCTCATCCATTCTACATCCTATTTGTTGCGGAGTAGAACTCGCCTTCCAGCGGGTTGCGCTTGCATTATAGCGTTTTCACGCCACTTTGCCACAGCGTTTTCACGTTATTCAGAGCAAATTCCGCCAATTGACGGCGCGTGGTACTCGTTAAGCGTGCAGGTGTTCTGCACGTTGCTCACGGTGTTGTACGGGATGAGACCGTTAACGCCGCGAGTGATAGCGGAGAGACCGCCGGAACCGGCTACCAAGAAACGAACGCATTTTTATGCGCCTAGACTGTCGCTTCGCCCGCAGGCGTTGG